ACTTGTTCCGTAATCTTTTGGTACGCTGTAACCACCAACAGAAAGTTTAGTGTCATCGGGAACTGCGCCTTCAGGCAACCCACGGTATCTAGCTATGCTTGGGTCAATCTTGGCTCCATCCATCATGTATGGCTTAATAGCCATCTGAAACTCAATGTCACCCATCTGCTTATTCATCTGCTGGCTAATCAAATCGGAGATTGTGGTTTTCTTTTTTGCCATTAACTTAGTAAACTCTTGCTGGTCTTCTTAGAATCTTTAAATGCCTTAGCTGTGGGCGCACCCTTAGCTCCGACCTTTCTCATTTTCTCGCCACTACCTGCTTTGATGCGCTTACGTTTGGCATGGATATTTGCGTATAGACCTTTCATTACCACTTACTCTTGTTGGCCCAGTACGCAGCGGACATCTTACCCTTGGCGATGTTCTTAGCATGACGAGCTTTGAATGATTTACGACGAGCCTTTTGCTTGGCTGTCTTGGGATTGGCACCTGCACCACTCACGCCCTGCTGACCATAGCGTATTGTCTTCACATTATCGCCTTCCTTGGCGACCACAACATGAGATTTGGTGGGGTGCTTTGGGGTTCTCTTGGGCTTGTTGTAGCCAGAGACTCCGATTCGGGATAGTAAACTAGATTTCTTACTGTTCTTTTTCATGCCCCGATTATAACATTTTTAGGACTCTAATTCACGCTCTATTAGAAAGTCACAGTAATGCTTGATCTTGCGTAGGTCTTCAACACCACCCTTACTCTTCCAGCGAGTAGCGTACTTAACAATGTTGCCCTCGCAAAAGTCTAACTGGTTTGCCAGAATGTATTCGATAGGCTGGATGGCTGTCATGTAATGGCTACCACCTACCTGCTTATTATTTGCCGTCATACTTCTTCTTCCTTTGGCTGGTACACCTCAACAAAAGCATTGCAATTAGGGCATGACAAATTGCTCACAGTATGGAAATCCTCGGACTCATGTTCAATGTCGTGATCACCACCCCAAATTAATTCTTCATTACATATCCAGCAGTTCATTCGTATTTCTTCCTCAAGTAGTTTAGGGATACAGGCATCTCATCACACTGCCCATCGTTTACTTCGTGTAGCATCCACACACCGCGCCAGCTACTGTTGGTCTGGGCTGTCAGGTAGTCCTCGTCATGGACGTAGAAGATACCAGCGAACAATCCGATCATGGGCTTCATGTCTGCTCTGTTAGCAAAGGCAATGTCTCTATCCTGAACGTGACCCATCACACAACTCATGTGCTTCTTGGATAACATCAGCTTGGCACTACTGACTGGCCGACCCATAATACCACTGGTGAAGTAATGCGAGTATGCAATACCATCAATGACACAGACCTCAAGGAAGTCATAGACCTCCCAACCCATCTCATCTAGCTTCAGGTCATCATAACCTATAAGACCTTCTAGCTTTGCATCAGACTCAATGGCTCTCTCAATGCGCTGCTCATGGTTCCCCAGTGTGAATACTAGGCGAGGGTTCCAGCGTTTTCTTTTACCCTCAGCCAGTCTCTTCTGCTCTGCCCTAATGGGTGCAAGGAATGTTTCCAGACCCTTGATACCTGCATCAATATCATCTTTATATCGACGGCCCTCAAAGGACTTCTTGCCTACATCCCAACTGGAAAGCGAAGGCATATCCCAGTGATCTCCAATGTGAACGATCACATCTGGCTTCTTCTCTACAGCGTACCTTCCTGCCCACTCCAAATGCTTGAGGCTACTACCTGGCTTGACTTGGGTGTCAGGGATAATCATGTGCTTCATAATCTACTCCATTAAAAAAGCCCCCATCAGGAGGCTATGTCTTGGTATGCAATAGCGGCTAGGCCACATATTACAACAATGATTGCGATAGTCACAGTGAAACCCCAGTAGTTTGTAGAGGGGCCGATTATACTAGCTATCGTTGATGATATATAATGATACATATTGATAGGTTCTATATCAGTAATGACATATCAGTCGCATTCTTTCATCAGGTCAAACCAAAGTTGCACTTCAGTTTTGCATGGATTGGGATCGTCACTCCACTCCTGCATATAGACCTCATCACCATGGGCCGAACATCTTGCATAGTCCAGACCCCCATCAAGGAAGTACAATTTGCCGTTGTCGTCTCTATGCGAAACATGATCATGTCTATGTACGCTTTCAAGAATCTTCCCATCAGGGGTCTGTAATCTATTTCTTATTAGCTTCACGTTTCTTTTTCCACTCTCGCTGTTGGTCAAGTGTTATTAGAATTAAGCCAGTAAGAAAGCCACCCGCTATTATTACGCAGATGGCTGCACCAAGGGCTTCCACTAGAATGGGATGTCTTCATCAACAGGAGCAGCAGCTTTGGCAGGAGCCGCATCGCCATCGGTGAAGAACACTTTTACGTTACCGAGGATAGGAGTCTTGACACCCTGCTCACGCTCCTCAGCGGAAGTTGACTGAGATACAAAGCCATTGTTCTCGTACTGGTCTTGCTCGGCAGTATCAATGAAGGTAGTCAGGTCAAGGTATGTACCCTTAGCACCCTCAAACAGTCGCTCTTTGTCGATCTTTGTTACGTCTAACTTAATGCTTAATCCAACTTTCATACTAATCTCTCCGTCTCTGTTGTTATGGTTTCAACTGCGGCCAGAACTTGCTCGGCCATTGCTTTAATAAACTTCTCATTGCGTCTTGCTCTTACTAACAGGTGTGGCATTTCGGGATGGTAAGACATGAAGTCCCAACACTCTCTCCCAGTTATCCACATACATCCCTGCACTTGCTGGTAATACTTTGCTGGCACCTTGCCTGCTCTCAGGTAGCTAACGTGTACCGAGTCAGATGGACATTTTATCTCAAGTCCAAGACTGTGGTCTACCACAAGCCCATCAGGACTACAGCCAAACTCTTCACTGTCATCCAGGATGAAGCCTGTCTCTTGCACTTCGTAGTCAGTGATAAACTCGTAGGCTTCGCGAGCTTCTGGCTCCAGTGCGTTGCCCCTCTCCATGTGTTCGTTGGTGTAGAAGGGTTTACTGCGACCAGTCAATCTCTCAGCAATCAGCTCGTTTATGTAGGACTCTGCTGAACTAGAGGGCTTACCACTACCAGTAATTAACTTCCCAAACATTGAGGCTGATGGCCTACCCAGTCTTGAGGCAAGCCACTCAGGGGAACCCTGCTCATCGTTTAAGATGATCACTTTATCTTGGCCTTCAGTGCGGCAACTGCTCTTGTGTAATTAACAGCAAGCATACCATCCACAGATTCAGCTTTAAAGTAAGCCAAGAACTGCTTAACATCAGTCCCAGACTTTTCAAGCAGAGCCTTAATCTCAATGGCCTGATTGCTAGATACTACCTCAGTCTTAGCTGCTTCCGGCAACGCTTCTCCGGCATATATGTACAGCCCCAATCCATGCATGGCGATTGCTTTAACAAGGCACCTAATGCGAGCATCACTGATGTCTCTGGTGGTGGGGTTGGCGATAGACTTATTGCGGTTATCCATAACTGGCAGCCACATGGTGTGGGTCTTGCCCTCTACAGTTACTGCAACTGACACTTCGACAGTGCCATTCTCTAGGAAGGTCGGATCAAAGTATTCAAAGGTGGACTCTGGGTAACGCTCATTCAGTGCTTGCCAAGCCCATGCCCATGATAGGTAAGATAGCTGACCCTTCTTCTCGATGTGAGCTGAACAGTCGATTGCGGACAGTGTTGCCCATACGGATTTTTTATTAGTCATTAGACTGCTTCTCCTGTTGTAATTAGTGAGGTTACTGCGTCTCTTGCTTCCATAATTCCTTTAAGTTTATGGCGCAAATACTTAGCTTCGAGGTTATCGTATCTTTTTGTAGCTTCACTCAAAGATTTTTCTGTAATGATAAACAATTTATCAATTGCCAGTAAAGAGTTAGTGTATTCTGTTTTCATTAGTTAAATTCTCCTGCTGATTGCATTTGTTCAAGGACATAGCGAGCGCCATATCCAATGTCATAGGCATGTGACTGCCCTTCTTTATGGGGGTGACCATTGCGGCAATCGTAATCGCCGCGATCTAGGTCATTCAAGTAATCAATATCTTTATCCATTTGACTGCCCTCCAATATAGTATTCAGAGATAGAACAATCTTCTCCAAACCTGTTGGTTACTGTGAGTCTATTAGACTGCACTGGATGACCCTGCTGTCTCAGCTCAAAGATTCTTGCTCCAAGTCTGGTAATGCCTAGCTCTTTAAAGGCATCAAGGGTAGTAATAGTATTGCCACTCTCAAGGTATGAAAGAACTCGATCTGCTTGACTCATTATTCTACCTCCAAACCATGTTGCTTTAACATAGCATCACGCTGCTCACTGCTTCTGGCGAACTGATTGATCTGCGCTCTCAGAAAGTAATCGACCTGCTTCTTATGCTCTGACATACGGATAGCTTCTTGTTCTTTTTCGTATTGACTAGGCTCTGGCATGATAGGGCGTTTCTCGTAGAAGTCTAGGTCATCCGATCTACCACCAGTAATGTCACTCATAAAACTATTGAAGCAGTCGTCTGGACTGCCAGTGCGATTGGGGTCTTCATCTCTGTAATACATATTGCTCTCCTGTTGTTTGAGTTGACACAATACTACCATGTTATTTTTATGTCAATAGTTATTTGCAAATTAAATTAACATCTGTTACTGTGTCACTTCACTAACCAAAACCAAGCGAGATAAACATGGATACTGTTAAAGCAATAAGCTACTACCTTAACCTGCATGGCATGAGCCACATTGAGTTCTCTAGGCTCACACTTCTATGTCCTGCCACTGTCAGTCTTATTATGAACCGTCACCGCAAGCCCTCTCTCGATACCATGATCCGTATATCAGAAGCTCTCAACATCAAGCTGTCTGAATTTGTGGCGGCTGGTGAATAAGATGGAGAAGAAGGGCTACTACGCAATGATACCTGCCAGCGTCAGGTATGATAAAAGGCTAAACGCTAATGCTAAGTTGCTCTATGGTGAGATCACTGCTCTATGTAATGAGAAGGGATACTGCTGGGCATCCAATAGATACTTCGCTGAGTTGTATGAAGTATCTGTACAGTCCATCAGCAAGTGGATTAAGAATCTAAGTGAGTGTGGCTATATCAATATGCAGTTGGAGTATGTTCCTGGCACTAAGCAGGTCAAGCATCGCTACATCCAGATGGCTGATACCCCTACCATAGAAAAGTTTAATACCTCCCCTCCAAAAGTAGAGGGGGGTACCCTAGAAAAGTTTCAACCCTCCCCTACAAAAGTTGAAGGGGGTACCATAGAAAAGTTTAAGGATAATAATACAACTAATAATACAATTAATACTACAAAGAATAAGGGTCGTTTCACTCCACCCACTTTGACTGAGGTGATTGATCAGTGTAATTTCAGTGGAGCTAACATTGATCCACAGGGCTTTATTGATTTCTATGAGAGCAAGGGATGGATGATTGGTCGTAATAAAATGAAATGCTGGAAGTCTGCTATCAGGACTTGGGCTAGGAAGGATAAAGAAAAGAGCCAAGCCAGAACTGTTAAACAAAAAGCAAAACCAAGTGGCCTGAGAGGTCGCGAAATAACTGAAAGCCTAACCGATACCAGTTGGGCAGACTAATACAGATTAAAACAAACTAGGAGAAGAAAATGAGAGCAAGAAAATACGAGATGAAACCAACCCCAATGGGCGCAGGTCGTGAACATCCCAACACCAGACTGATTAGGTGGGTAGGTGATCGCACTGATCTGGGACTGGTAAAGAATGAGACCTACACTTGGGCAGAGCTAGGCGCGGCAGTTGGCATTGTTGCCAGTAGTATGCGAGGCCGAGTGAGAGGCGAACCTGAAGTGTGTGACCGTCATATGTGGGCTAATGGTACGCGTAAACCCAAAGAAGAATGGGGTATCACTACCATTGTCAGATGCGAGAGCAAGGCAGATAAAATCTCACAGAAATACTTGAGGATGAAGCTATGAACCCATACCTAATTGACGAGCCAGCAGTGATCAGCTTTAGTGGCGGCAGGAGTTCAGGGTATATGCTTTACCATATCCTAGAAGCGCACGACTTTAAGCTACCACCCTATGTCAAGGTCATCTTTGCCAACACTGGCAAGGAAATGCCACAGACCTTGGACTTTGTGAGGGACTGCGAGAAGAATTGGGGTGTTGAGATAGTGTGGTTAGAGTACACCGGCAAGAAGGCATTCAAGGAAGTGACCTACGATACAGCAAGCCGAGAGGGTGAGCCGTTTGCCCAGCTCATAACTGATCGCAATTATTTGCCCAACATGATGGCGCGTTTCTGCACCAGTGAGCTAAAGGTTCTGACTATTAACAGGTACATGGAGTGTGATGATTTCCTGACAGTGGTTGGAATCAGGGGTGATGAGCAGAGAAGGGTTGCCAAGATGCGAAGCAAAGAGAACTACGCCGTCCCACTGGCTGATGCTAATGTGGTTGAAGAAGATATTGCTGAGTTCTGGAAGCATCAAGACTTTGATTTGGCACTACCACCGGCAGGGGTGAACACCTTGAGCAACTGTGATCTGTGTTTCTTGAAGGGGTACAGTATCAAGCAGTCTATTGTTGAGCATAATCCCAGTGTTGCAGATTGGTGGGTAGCTCAGGAAAAGAAAATAAACGCTAGGTTTAGAAGTGATCAGCCTAGTTACGAAAAGATGCAGGTGATAGCCAGTGATCAGGGCCAGTTGTTTGGCTTTGATGATACAACTGTTGCCTGCTTTTGTGGAGATTGATATGACACAGGGTGACTACGTTAAAGTTAGCTCGACCAATGAGATTGATGCAAAAATACGACACTTGGAGGCTAGGATAAGGGGGTGGAACTACCAGTCACCACTGGCTATTAAGCTGATGCCATTCACTGATCCCACTAGCCTTAGTCAGGATGCCCTGTTCAACATATGGTGCAGGGAGATTGCCGACCAGATGAAGAAGAAAGCTCCCGAAGCAGACGCTGAAGCATGGAAGCTTTGGCTCAAGCATAAATTCCTTGGCACATACGCTGTAAAGGTGGGCAGGGAGTCGATAGAGGGTCAGGTCTATGCTACCCCCAAGGGTAAGGCTAAGATGGCTACATTCATGCACAGTGTGCTTGTATTTGCAGATGATAAATTGCGTGTTAGACTCAGCGTACCCAGAAACTCAGAGTACGTAAAGGTCAGGGAAAATGAGCAAGCTAAAGAATCCAAACAGAAAGCCAAGGAAGAAGCCAACCATACAGCAGGAAGTGGAAAAGGCAGCAGTGCTACTGCAAAAGCTAGTTCGTCTAAAGGCGAGCAACAAATTGGGCTTCTGTGAGTGTGTTACCTGTGGTGTTATTAAGCACTACAAGGAAATGCAAGGTGGTCACTACTATGGCCGCAAGGAAGTGCTTAGATTCAAGCTATGGGAAGAAAATATCCACCCACAGTGTGCCGGATGCAACTGGAAGGGTATGAATACTACCAAGATACGAGAGCGATACCGGATGTATATGGAAGATATGTACGGAGTCAGGCGAGTAAAGGCCATGAACAGATTGGCATTCAGAAAGCCGCCCAAGTTTAAGATGGATGAAGTGTTAGAGTTTAAAAAGTACCTGCGAGAGCAGATTAAAATTCAACTGAAGAGGCTAGGCGAATGATTGAAGATACCCCATTTATCCAGATAGTGTTTGAAGAGATCGAAGAGTACGGACTGTATGACCACAAGATAAAGCTATTCAACCTTATGGAAGCTGCCCTCAATGGGATGTGCGGTAAAGCCAGAAAGGAGATTGACGAATTGTGGTTAGAGATTCAGGATTATAAGGAGCAGTTAGCTATACCCCCAGATGAAAGTGAATTGGCATTGCACCACCCCACAATGTCTGTATAATAAAAGCCATGGCAGGGTAAGTTGCTGCCTATGTTTGGATATGTAACTGTATGTTTTCCCTTAGTAGTTGTTTGTTTTACCCCGCTCGGTTACTCCTGCCCAGCGGGGTTTTTTTTGATCTCTATTTTGTACTGGCAGGGTGGATAGGGTGGATAGGGTACACCATACCCCATAAAACGCATTTAAAGGCCTATTTCAGCGCGCTTAGGTGTACTGGCAGGGTAAACGTACAGGGTCAGGCGATAGGCACAAAAAAAGGGACCAAAAGCCCCTTTAAATTTTGCACTGGCAGGGTTTAAACCCTAACATATTGTTCGCCGTTATCTGTATATATCAGAAATTGTCCGGTCGTATCCTTTTGCAGTCTAACTGTTGGAACTCCCTGTGCGTATGATCGCCACATCCAATCGTCTACCTCTTGTTGATTGTTTAAATGCTCCTTTGCAGTGAGCCGCCCGTCAATTTTTACTTTATAAACTGTATACATTTTTCACCTCAATTTTTTGCACTGGCAGGGTCTAAATCCGCCACACTATATAAACCACTACCCCAAAAAGTATGTAAGCACCGATACCACCCAACACGATTGGCACTACCCCATAAATAAAATCAATTAGCTTTCGCATTGTCTAAGCTCCCAACTTGTAAACGTGATAACCCCAACCCTTGAGGCGGCCGATTTTGTGCGCGTCCTCAATTGTTGAGGCGTATTCGCTCATATCGAACTGATAAAAATATACTTGAAACATTGTTTAAGCTCCCTGCCATTTTAGTATTATGTCGAATGCTTTTGAGTCTAATCTCTGTAACTCGCTATCTGTTAAATGACCGACTTGATGCACTCGCTCGAAGCCTTTTAATGCTCTGTCAATATCGCCTAGTGACTCGCACCGGTTTAATCTTTCAATTGCTGATTTGTAATTGCTCATTGTTTAAGCTCCTATTGATAAAAAAGTGAATGTTACAGTGTAGAATAAAGCGGCACCCACAAAGGCTCCCGCTATTGTTACAGTCCAACCGATCACGCTTGCTATTATGTCTAAGCGACGATCACGGCGACGATCTGCAAGGATTTGGTTTCTCAGTGCTGAGTTCATTTTTTCACCTCTTCAAATATTGTTTTCATTCGCTCTAAGCCTTCAGATAAAGGGGCTTTAAAGCTGATCTCATTGCTTGGGTCTTCGCTCCAATCTTGAAACCCAAAAAGGCAAATCTGGTCTTCATGCGTAGGTAATTCATTGAGCCAGTCTTCATCGGCGTCAACCCATGGATTGATTAACCAGTATTTCTGCGAGTGTGGTGTTTCTTCAATGAATTGAGCAAAATGGATATGCCCACCACCACTACCGAAAACCTCTAAACCGTATTTTTCAATTAATTTTTTCATTGGGTTATCCTATAAAGTTTAAAGTTGCTGATTCAAAATCATCTGACAATGTAACTGCCAATGCTGAAGTATTGCTGATACCGCAAATGCCGTCAAAATCAGAATGCTCCGACCGCATAAAATCAGCCATTTCATACACCTCACCGCTTTTTTGGCAGATCAATTGGTCGCCTTCAAGGTCACAAGTTTTGGTCCAGTAAATTTTGTAGTCGCTCATAGTGTTACTCCGTTGTCGTTGTTGTAGTAAGTATTAATAAACCCCCACACTGTAGGGGCTTAAAACTAATTACTGTATATCAATAAATCCGCGTTTAATGTTCAATCCTTGCTCTGATACTTCTTTGATAAAATCATTGTTGTATTCAATAGCGCGCTCCTTTGTGGATTTTGACCCGATACTCCCCCAACCACCGTTGGCTTTTACCCGCTCTTTGGCCAATATAAGATTGCTTGTTTCGCTGACCATATAATCCGCATTGATAAGCGCACCGATTCTGTTGCCGTATAAGGTTACTGTATAAGTCTCCATTTTATTCCCCTCTCATCTGAATTATGCGCTCAATATCGTTTTCTAAATTGTAGCTAGTGGTGACGAAACCACCGCCAAAGTGTTTGCCGCGATAAACCTTAAAGCCTAACTTATTAGCGCGTTTTTTTGCTAGGGCGTAGCTATCAGCGCCACATTCGTTTGAGTCCAAAAATGCAAGGTAATGAGTAACATACCTAGGATTCCCGTTTATATCGTTTTTAACGCTATAAAAATCATCATTGAATAGAACGTGCAAGTTTGGGCTAATGTAGCATTTTGAATCGAACATAGTAGTTGCCTTTTTTTGTAGTGGTTTTTATTTAATCTTAATTCCGCCGCTGAAATCGCGAGCATGATCTAACAAGCCGGCCGGCACAAAGCATTCAGTCATGGGGTGCTTTTTAACGTGTTTAAGTAGTGCGACCGCTGTTAGTGCTGTTGGGTCTGCCATAAAATCTGTTACCGCCTGTTGAATTGTCATGTTGTCACCTTTATAAGTAGTTTCTCAGTTAATGATTGAATGCGCTGTTTACCGTCAGGCGCTGACTCATCATATTACTAAACCGGATGCTTTTTGAGCAGGGTGTTTCATATGTCTATCAATCAATGAGCGAACTCTAAACGATATAAATAACATTAACAACTATAAATGATGTTTTTCTTTAAAATAGTTATAAATTGATCATTATTTAATCAAATTGATCATTTTTTGTACAATTAATAGACTTTGTTGGTTATTTTTTATACAATCGGAACAATGGGTTAGAAATAGAGTGATGGGGGAAATAGGTTTTACCACAAAATATCGCTGAGAATCTGAGAGGAACCCATACCATTTACTACTATAAAGGATAAAGAAGGGAATAGAGCCGGCCAGAAAAGAAAAGGGTCAATAAAGAATCAAGATCAAGAGAAAAGCCAAAAGGAATCAAGACAAAAGTCTTTTGATAAAGAATCAAGACCCCCCCCCTCCGAAAGCCGCCGCCCTATGTATGTATATGTCTCTCGCAAAAAAAAATTACCGAAAATGAGAAGTGTTATGATTAAGATAGTAACAGATCAAACTGATGGAAGTGACGTATGATTAAGATAGTAACGGATGAAGAAGTCCATGAGATGGATATTGAGTTAATTGAGTTGTTTGCAGTGTATCTCTTTGATAGAGACCAAGTTGGTATGACTGATTTGATTTATATTGTAGAAGATAGAATGACTGATGATTATTTAGAAACTGAAAAACAACAACATTCACGAGTGTAAAGGTCATATATGTCTCGGATAGGAATCCCCAACAAGAATAAGAAGTTCTTACTGGCTCGCCTACAGGATATGTACGGTGAGTCATTCCACCCTATCTTGAAGATGGCAGAAGCTGCTAGTAAGCTGGACTACATTGCTGAGGCAGAAGGTGATGTCACTGCCCTCAATGCTGCTGTTAATGCTTGGAGTAAGGTTGCTGAGTACACTGAGCCAAAGCTAAAGGCCGTAGAGATTAGGGCTGACGAAGGCGCTGTGGTGGCTATCCAACGTAAACGCTTTGATGGTACTGCTATCGAGGCCGAGGTTGTAGATGTAGACCCAGTAGTAGAGGCAATAGTAAATGCCGCTGTAGATGATGATGAGAGTGAGGATGAAGAGTAATGGCTAAAAAGAATATGCTACACAAGCTAGATAAAGAAACACGCAACAGGCACTTCCCAGAATCTAACGGTGGTAAGGGCAGTAAGGCTCGCACACAAACCAACGAGACACGCGAGAAGTTCAAAAGTGGCTATGATGGTATCGACTGGAGCAAAAAGTAATGCCGACAATTGAATACTGCATGGGGCCACAAGGACAAGTCCTACAAAATTACGCTGATTGTCGCTCTCAGAACTCCTTCATTATGGGGCCACTGGGTTCAGGCAAGACTGTCCAAACCATCCTCAAGCTATTCGACCTGATGACCGAACAAAAGCCAGTAATGACTCCTGGACACAAGAACTATGGGGTACGCCTTAGCCGCATCATTGCCTGCCGAAACACCTATTCCGAACTGTTCTCCACCACCATTAAAGATTGGCTGGAGATACACGAAGACCTTGGCCCATTCCGTCAGGGTAACAAAGAACCACCTACCCATTACATCAACTTCCGTTTAGAAGATGGCACCTCCGTTAAATGCGAGGTCATATTCATCGCTTTTGACCGCCCTGAGCACGTTAAGAAGGCCAGGGGTATCCAGTGTACATGGGTGTGGCTAAACGAGACGAAAGAGCATTCTAAGGCCGTTCTCGATATGCTTGACCTACGTCATGGTCGCTATCCTTCCCCCAAGGAGGGAATCAAACCTACGCATCATGGTGTACTGGGTGACAGTAACGCCCCCGACGAAGACCACTGGTACTACAAGCTGGCCGAAATTGAGCGTCCCGAAGGCTGGGCATTCCATCGTCAACCCGGTGGTGTGTATAAAGATGGGGAAACTTGGAAGGTAAACGACAAGGCTGAGAACCTGCCTAACCTCCCTGCTAACTATTACAAACGCGGACTATCAGGTAAAACACATGATTGGATTAAAGTTAATCTTGCTAATGAGTACGGCTTTGTGTCGAACGGTAAGCCGGTTCACCCAATGTATACGGATAGTGTTCACGCATCCCATATGGACTTCACACCGTGCAAGGACACTCCTATCATTCTGGGTTTTGACTTTGGTCGTACACCTGCTTGTGCCTTTCTTCAGCGTACTGCTATCGGGCGTTGGGTCTGCTTTGACGAGATGGTACTCACTGATTCCGGTGCAGTAGACTTTGCGCCTACCCTAAAACGCTATATTGAAGAGACTTATCCTGGCTGCAACTTTAAGGGCTGGGGTGATCCCTCTGGCTCCAACAAGAATCAGTCCAACAGTGAGACTCCATTCCAGATCATGCGAGCCGCTGGTATTCCCTGTCAACCCACAGAGTCTAACGATCCCCTGAAACGCCGAGCCGCTTTAGAAGTACCCATGAAAGAGATGTGTATGGATGGTAAGCCTCGCTTTATTGTCTTGCCCAAGGCTTCTATGATTCGTAAAGGTCTACAGGGTGGCTTCTGTTATCGTCGTGTGCAAACGTCAGGCGAACGCTACAGTGATCAGCCCGACAAGAATGAATACTCTCACCCAGTAGAAGCACTTGAGTATGCCCTACAAGGTGAAGGTGAAGGTCGCTCTGCTCTCCGTCGAGATCAGGGATTTGCAAAGCCACACACAGCAAAGGTGAACTTTAGTGTCTTCTGAAGTAGATATGTATGTCGTATTTACGGGCGATACTGGGCATTGGTGGTCTAGGTTTATCAGGGAAGACATGGGCCACTGCTATGTCATAGTCCCCTCTAACGGGAAGTTTATTGTTGCTGGGAAGAATACAGCAAAATATGATCTCTATAATGTAGACTCAATAAATGGTATAATTGGGCCAAACGATATAATGCTTGGTTATAAGCAGGAGGCCACCAGTGCCAACTTGTTTGCGCTAAACACTTGTGTCGGCAATGTTAAACAGATGCTTGGCATTAAGAATCCATTTGTCTGGACTCCATATCAACTATTAAAGTACATGAGGAAACATCATGGGTAGCTCACCAGAAACTGTAGCTAAGACTCCGCAGCAAGTAGTCATGGAAGGGAATCAAGCGAGAGAACTTGCAGAACAAACAAGAAAAAGTGAAAGACGATTAAAGCAAGTGGCTAGAGGAAGGCTAGGAAAGAAAACTCTTTTAGAAAAGCCTACAGGACAATATGCTACTATTAAGGAGCAGAAAACCGATGCTCCAGGTGCAGAAGCTCAACCAATAAGTAAAAATATATTTGGAATGACGTTTGACCCTAATAGGGGTGAGACAGTAACAAGCATATTTGGGTCGCGGTTTAGTAAGCCAGGCTCTAAAACAGGCTCAAGTAAACGTTCAGGACTTCTTGGTAGAGCATCAGCTAAAAACCCCATGACAGGAAAATCTTAATGAAATTGCCTAAAGAGCTTGGTTCACTGACGGACTTAAAGCGACGAGAGAATGACGCATTTAAACGTGCCTCTATGTGGCATAGTACGCTAGATGATGCCTATGAATACTTCCTCCCCAACCGTAATCTCTTTGATGACTATATGCCAGGTCAAGAGAAGATGGATCGTATCTTTGACTCCACTGCACTTGAGGCTATTCAGCAGGGCGCAAGCAAGCTACAAGAAAACATTGCACCTATCTGGTCACGCTGGGCTACCTTTGAGCCATCTGATCTAGTTGTTAAGCAGCTTGAAGAAGGTAACTTTGATGTCTCTTTAGAAGAGATTGAGAGTAACTTGCAGAAGCAATCAGAGATCATCTTTGATTACATTAACCGATCTAACTTTGCTACGCAGTTCTATGAGCACGCCCTTGATCTACTCATTGGTACAGGCACACTTCGTATTGATGAAGATGAAAGCGACGAGATGCCACTCATCTTTAACGCCATTCCGCAGAAGGGAATAGCATTTGAGGAAGGCCCACAGGGTAATATCGAAACGCATTGGCGACGATTTAAGGTTAAGGCTCGTAACCTAGAGCGTTACTGGAAAGGCTTTGAGCCATCAGAGAAGATGAAGATAGTTATTAAGGATAAGCCAGACACTGATGTCGATGTGCGCGAGGGTGTTGTCTATATGCCCAAGAGTAAGACCTACTATGGTTGCGTATGGGTAAACTCTGAAGATCGTATTAGCTGGATGCAGGACTTTGGCGAGTCTAGCCCTTGGGTTACAGGTCGCTATAGCAAGGTCGCTGGTGAGATCAGGGGTCGTGGCCCAGCACTACAGGCACTCCCAGACGTTCGCTCACTAAACAAGGCCAAAGAGTTTGTACTCCAGAAGGCTGCCATTGACCTAGCAGGTATGTACACGGCAACAGACGATGGTGTAACTAACCCCTACAATTTGAATATAAGCCCAGGCATTGTTATTCCAGTTGGTTCTAACAACAGCAGCAACCCATCAATACAGCGTTTAGATACAGGATCGAACTTACAACTTGCCCAGTTCCAGATCAGTGAAATGCAAATGTCGATCAAGAAAGCCCTATTCAACGATCTTCGTGATCCTTCTGGTGCTGTGCGATCCGCCACTGAGGTTGCCATCGAGTCGCGTGAATTGGCAAAACGCATCGGCTCTGCCTTCGGCAGATTACAGACCGAAGTATTGATTCCAATCATTAAGCGAGTAGCCGCCATACTTACTCGTCGTGGTATCATTAGCCCCATTGAACTAGATGGTCGTCAGGTTGCCATTAAGTTTATGTCACCACTAGCAAGAGCGCAGGACGGTGAGGACATTCTTAACGTACAACAAGCCGTACAGTTCGTGTTGCAGACTGCTGGCCCAGATCAAGCCAAGATTGGGTTTAAGCTAGAAGACTTTGGAACATGGGTTGCCGGTAAGACTGGTATGCCTGCCGAGTTAGTTAGAAGCCAAGCTGAAAAGCAAACTGTTATTCAGGCTGGCGCTCAAGCTGCAATGCAGGGGATGGACACTCAAGGTACTCCTCCTGTTGACCAAGGACAAACCGCTCTATGAGTTGGGATACAATTAATCAAGCGACCACTAATGCAGAAGATGCAAAGGTGGTCAATGCAGAGAAAAGACAGGCCGCTGCTGAATTGGCTCAAGCGTACAATAAGTGCTTCTCAGGTGACATTGGGAAGCGCGTACTTGAGGACATGACGCGGAGGTTTATCTTCAATAACGACACCCCCTTTGGTGCCTCCAATGTTGATTACGAGGCTGCTTACCATAACGGTGAGTCGGGAGTTGTTAAATTTATTATCAACCAAATGCAACAAGCTGAAATATTGTAAGGAATAATTATGAGTGAAGAACAGGCCGCAACAGAAGAAACAACAAGCGAAACCCTGTTGGATGCAAGCACCCCAGAACTAAGTGAAGGTGAGTATTTTCTATCCGATGGTATCAAGGGTACAGGTGAGACACCCGAATGGTACAAAGGCGACAAGTATAAGTCTGTCGCTGAACAAGCCAAAGCCTATACTGAGCTAGAGAAGAAGTTCGGTGGTTTTACTGGCGCACCAAAAGATGGCTATCAAGGCCCAGAAGGAATTGAGTCTGACGATGCCCTACTGCAAGAACTAACTGAGTTTGCTGAAAAGACAGGTATGAGCCAAGAAGCCTTTGGTGATGCGTGGGAATTGCTGTCAGCACAGAATGAAGCAGTGGAACAAGTTACCCAAGAGCAAGAGATTGCACGATTAGGTGACAATGCTGGAGAGCGTATCAAGAATGTTGAGGGCTATCTAAAGAACAACTTAGATGCTGACGACTATGAGGTGGTTCGTGATCTCGTTACTGATGCCAAGTCTATTGAGCTGGTAGAGTATTTGGTTCGTGCTACTGCACCTACTAAGCTACCTATTGATGGTGGACAGCATCCTACTGGTATGACTTGGGGTGATATTGAAACCCAGATGTTTATGAAGAACGAAAATGGACAGCTCCTCCGTAGCATTGATGCTAACCATGAAGCCAAAATCCAGAAGATGATGCAGGAATTTGGTGGCGACAAGGCTCATACCCGTACCTTCGGTGGTTGAGTTTATGGGGTGAAAGGTGTATAATCGGCACACTGGACACCCCTTTCTATTTAAGGCCCGGTAAATTTAGGTTGAATGCTGACCAATTTACTGGGTACTCAGCTAAAACCTTGAAAAACTTTTATATTATTTATTACTCTTTTTCGAGGAAATCACTATGAGTAAGGTATTATCATCCGTAGCGGTAACGGAGTTTGACAGTCTTGTTAAGCACGCATACCAAAACGCTGGCCTTTTGAAAGGCGCTGTAACTGTACGAAACAACGTAGTAGGTGACACCTACAAATTCCGTAACATGGGTAAGGGTCTAGCTAACCAGAAGTCTACTTCTGATCTAGTAACTCCTATGGACATCTCTCACGGCTTCGCAACTGCAACTCTGCAAAACTGGAATGCTCCAGAGTACACAGATATGTTTGATGCTCAGACCGTAAACTTTGACGAGAAGCAGGAACTTGCAAGCACTATCGCACAGTCTCTTGGTCGTCGTTGTGACCAGTTGGTTATCGACGCTATGGACGCAGAAACTACTTACGCTGGTACTGTAGTTGAAGGCGGCACTAACCTAACTACTGAGAAAGTAATTGAAGCTCAGGTAGCTCTCCGCGCTCAAGGCGTTCCTAACTCTAACCTGTATGCTGCTATCAATGCTCAGGGTCTGGGTGGTCTGCTTAACCAAGAAGAAATCACTTCTTCTGACTACAACAATGTTAAAGCTCTGGTCAACGGTGACGTTGATACTTTCGGTGGCTTTAAGTTCGTAGTTATCGAAGATCGTGCTGAAGGTGGTCTGACTGAAGCAGCTAACATCGTTGATTCATACTTCTTCTCTCAGGACGCTGTTGGTCTTGCAATCGGTATCGACATCAAGACTGACGTTGATTGGATTGCTGAT